ATGTCGAATGCCGCGGAGGCAACCGTGGACCTTTTCAGGCGGATCTCGAGCTCGTCGAGCTTGGCCTGGATCTTGGTCTCGGTCTCGTGGCTCTTGTCCTGGTACGCCTTGAAGTCGGCGTCGGAGATCCGCTTCTTGAGCAGGTCCTCGTACTTCGTGCGCTCGCCGGCGATCAGCGTGTTGATCTTCTCAAGGTCCTCCTTGATCTCCGTCTGCAGGGAGGACTTGACCGCGTTGACGATTTCTTGTTGTTCTTTTTCCAAAATGAACCTCCTTTATGGTTTCTCGAGGGTATCGATTGTCTGCCAAAATGGCCGCTGCGGCTCCGCTTTCTTCTCTTCCAGTCCCTCGATAACTGAATCGAGAAGGCTTGTTTCCTTGGAGTGGGCGTCGCCCGGCTCCGGAGACGGCTCGGCTCCCGGCTCAGTGGCGTCCGCCGGCTGAGTGAGAGTGAGTGTCTCGCCGCAGGATTTGCAGACAAACGTCAATTCCTTGGGTTTCTTGGCAGCCTCGAAGCTGCCGTCGTGGTCTTTGCAGTGGGCCCGGGCCTCGGTCTCAGACCATGTATCCTTCGGGTAACGGTAGGCCTGGTCCTCAGAGCCGCCGCCCTTCTTGAATCCGATGATGGCGGAGTATTCCTTGCCATTATGCTTGCGCTTTATGCGGACAAAGCGCTCGTACTTTCCGGGATCATTCAATCGACAGGCGTGTTCGTTCGGGTAGGGCTTCGTCTCGGTTTCCTCGTCCCCGTCCGTCTCCTTCACCGAAAGATTCGTCTGGTCGTTCATCGGGAAAAGCGTGATCGAGCCTTCATTGAGCTTGACCTCCTTGAGACGCCGGACGGTGATCCCCTCGACCGTCTCCCAGGCCCATTTGACCGCCCGGTAACCCATCGACAGGCCGATCTTCACGCCGTCGCTCTGGAGTCTTTTCGAGGTCTTGTAGGCCTTGATTCCACCGTCGAGGTCGAGATAAAAACCACCTTCAACGAAGAGGCCCTTGACGTCCTCTTTCCCGGTGAAGGAGCCGATGATACCGTCTAATCTCGGCTCATGGCCCCAGACAAAGCCGAAGGCCTTGTTGTCCCGGAGAGTCTTCTTGAATGCCCCGGGGTCCACCATATCCCCGCCGGCGTCGACGTTGCCGAACGTGGAGAGGTAGCCGGAGAACCGCCCCTCCTCGGTCAACTCCTTGATCTCAAACTCGAAGATTTTCTTCTCCATTGTCATCTCCTCGTCTCGTATGAGAGTCCGCATCCGCATTGGGGATGCAAAGGAGGCGCCTCGACACCGGCCGAGAAAACTTCCTCTTGCCGGACCTCCTCCCCATCGAGCGCCTCGCAGTCCTCGCATACCCGGCCGCTTTGGCCGGTCGTGTTCCATTTCTTGAAAACTTCGCCTAAGAGCCAGCCGCTCTCGCTGGCCTGGTTGATCGCCTCGAGCTGCCCGAAGTTGTAGCCGAACGAGAGCTCGGTCCGGGCGATATTCTCGGCGCGCACCTTGTGAAGGAACGCGGCATACCTTTCGACCTGGCTGGCGACCATGTTTGGAGCGAGCCCCTCCATGACGAGGTCCCGCTCGAGCCTGAGGACCGCCCGGCTGTAGCGTTCCGTCAGGCCGATGAAGAGGCGCAGCTTCTTGGCCAGGGTGAACGGCGTCATTGCCTCGGTCACGACGTACTCGAGGAGCGCGGCCCGGAGCGCCAGGATCTGGGCCTCCACGGAGCGCGTGACGAGCTCAGCGCCGTGGGTTTCTATCCTCTGCTGGACCCGCTGCCGCGTCGCGTTGAAAGCGAAATCCTTGCGGGGCAGGGCGTTGACCCTCCGGGCGACGTCCTTGCCGACTTCGGAGAAGATGGCCGTCTGGATCCTGGCGACGTCCTCAAGGACGAATTCCCGGATGGCCCGCTCAAACTCCTTCTGCCACTCGGGCGGCATCCCCCCGATCCGGATCGCGCGCTTCGCCTCCGCGGGCGTCAGGAACTCGGCCATTGAGCTCCAGAGGGACCGGAAGGGCCGGGCGACCTTCTGGCTGTTCCGCGCGATATAGGAAGCGAGCCGGGCCGTGTTCGAGGGGTCGATGATCGTTTGTCCCTGGGCCATCAGATAGCGGGGCGGGCTGGAAAGCGTCTGCAGTTCGATCATTCCTCCCCCCCGCCGGCGATCGCAGCGACCGGCAGCACCGTGGCCTGCGCGGTCGGCGTGTCCATCCCGGGCTCCTCGGACCGGCCGTAGCCGTAAAGCTCGAGCGCCTGGTTCCGCGTCAGGATCCCGCGGTCGACCGCCTTCCCGACCCGTTCCCAGAGAAGGTCGGTGTCGATGGATAGCGCGTCGATGTCCGAGGCGTCATAATTGAAGAAAAACGTGCCCGTTTCATCGAAGGCCGGCACGACCCAGCCGTTAAGATCGTCCCTGAGCTCGTCCAGAAGCGGGAGCGTCGCCTCCTGGTAGAGCGCCTTACGGGCCTCCTTCTGGTTCGAGTAGGTCTTGTTCTCCGAGTCGCCCAGGAGCTCCGGGGGGACGTGGTAGACCGAGCAGACCCTCCTGGTTATCATCCTTTCGGATCCGGGAAGCTCGAGCTCCTTCGGCGAGAAGGACATGAGTTTGAGGTCGCCTGGCCTCGTTCCCTGGGAGCCGCCTTCGAGGATGAGCAGCCCGCCGGTGTCCGAGGCGCTCGGCCCCTGGTACTCCTTCCACTGCTTCTTGACCTCGTCCCGCTGCTCCTCCGTCATCGATCCCGGGATGAAGGCCACGGCCCCGGGCCTGCCGCCCTTCTCCAGAAGCTTGATCGTCCACGCGGCCGTGAAGGTGGAGATGTCGATCTGCGTCGCCACGGCCGCGATGGGAGAGAGCCCGTAGACGTCATCGCCCGGGTCGAACATCTTCGTGTGGAGAACCTCCTCGAGCGGGATCGTTTCCCTCCTCAGGGTCCGCACGTACTCGTAGGCGACAGGCTCCCCGAGCGAGTTCTTTTTTATCGTGATCCTGTTCGAGGGCAGGATCTCGAGCTCGCCGCGTTGTTTGAACGACCCGACATATTTCCTCATGTAGCGGTTGCCGGTGACGAGATAAAATCCCAGGGCCCGCTCGCGGAACTTGGACCAGGAATAAGCGCTCGACGGCTGGCGAAGGAGTGTGAGCAAAGGATGACTCTCGATCTCGACGGTCTCCTTTCCCCTCCGCTGGTAGAGATACCAGGGGATACCCTTCGCGGCGAGGTTGATCTTGTCGACGCAGGAACGGACGACCTCGCTTATCCTGTACGCCTCGACATAGCTCCTGAGCCTGGTCGCCGAGAGGGACCGCGGCCCAAGAAAAGTGGCCCCGCCCGTGTACGGGCCGGATTCGGATTTCCGTTCCCGCCTTCTTCCCAGTTCGAGCTCGACCTTGAATCTCATCTCAGGCTCCAGGCACGGACTCCTTGCGGCTGAACGTCGGCCAGGGCGTAGATCACGGCCTCAGCCCTGTCCGGGCTGCCGCTGTGCTCCTCCGGGCCCTTGCCGAGCCGCTTCTTGATCTCCTCCTTGGGCTCGATCTCGACCTGGCCGGCCGAGTTGATCCGGTAGTGGATCGAGAGGAGCTGGGCCCGGAGCTCCGGATCGTCCGGCAGGGAGACCGAGTCCAGGACCTCCCGAAGCGCCCAGTGGACCTCGGCACGGAGGTTCTTGAACTTGGCCGGCTGCCGGGGCTTGCCCGAGCCGTGGATCTCGACGATCTCGATCTTGAGTCTGTAGCCTTCCTTCCTCAGCTCATCCGCCCTCGCTTTCGGCAGGGATCCCAGGATCAAGCTGGTGAGCTCCTCCTCCTTCTCCTTGCGCTGCTCTTTGAGCCGGTCGACGACGCCGGCGCCCAGGCCGTCCGCGTCGACCTTGATCCGGACCTTTTTGAGCCGGGCTCCCCAGTGCGGGAGGACCTCGTCGCGGAGGATCCGCCAGTTCTCGCCGGCCGTCTTCATCGTGTCATGCCCCTTGGCGACCGAGGCGAGCCGGACCCGCAGCCCCTCCCGGAGCGCGGTCACAGTCTCGTCGTCCCCGCCCCTGGCCACGTCGTTCCCGAGCTCGACGGGCTCCGTGGGTCCGGCCTTCCGGGCCATGGCGGCCACGACCCGGGCGTAGCCATAGACGTTGTTCGGCTCCTCGACGGCATCCCAGTTCCCCCGGAGGAGCGCGTCGATGATCCCCTTGTCCTCGAGGATCTCCTCCATCCGGGAAATGTAGTCGGAGGGGAGATTCTCGGCGTTGTCCGTCGGGAGCGAGGGGACGAAGACGTGGTCCGGGGACCGCCGCTCGATGAACCGGCGCTTTATCCAGCCCTGGGTCGGGTTGCAGCTTAGAAGGAAGAAGTACCGGATCCCGGGCAGCCGGAGCCGGAGCCGCGTCGAGAGCATCTTGAACTCTTCCTCCGTGAACTCCTCGGCCTGATCGAGCGCGATCCAGCCGTACTCGCCGGACATGAATTTCTGCCAGTCGTCTGGGGCCTCTCCGATCCCGCCATAGCGGAGGCGTGATCCATTTCGATAGGTGATGAGCTTTTCCGTGAGGTTCCAGGCCGCGACGAGCCGGCGGTCGACAAACTTCTCGAGCTGCGGGAGAACCGTGTCCCGGAAAGACGGCCAGGTCTTCCGCATGAGCAGGCCGAAGTTGCCGGGATAGTCGAGGCCGAGCGCGTTCCCCTCGTTTATGAGCGCGGCCGTCTTCCCCCCGCCCATGGCGCCGCCGAAGAGCTTGTAGGTCTCCGGGGCCCGGTGGAAGAGGAGCTGCTTCTCATTCCGCCGCGGGTCATAGACCTGGGAGAGGTCGACCATGATCTCCTGCGCCTCGATCACTCCCCCCTCCTCTCCGGCCGCGGGACCGCGGAGATGATCCTGAACTCGACTCCCCCGGGGAAGTCGAAGTCGTGCTTGTCGCGCCACTTGTCCGGCCGGCGGTTCTTCAGCCAGAAGATCTGGGCCGTGACGTCCGGAATGATCTCCTTCCTCGTCTTCCGGACCTTCGCCGGGAGGGCCTTCTGATCCTTGTCCTTGCCGGCCAGGTCGTACTCGGTCATGACCTCCTCGTACTCGTATCCAAGGGCCCGCTTGAGGAGCGCGTTCTCGACCTCGGTGTCGACCGGCGACTTGCCTTTTTTTAAGGAGTCCGCGAAGTCCGGATGGAGCTTCAGGTACTCATAGAACGCGGTCTTCGAGATCCCGAGCTTTTTCGCGATCTGCCTGTCCGTCAGGCCGCTCCGGGCCAGGCCCTCGGCCAGGAGCGGGAAGTCGGGGGAGTATTTCGTCTTCATGGGGCAGCCTCGGCCGCTTGAGTCTCCAGTGTTGCGCGCTTCCGGAGCCGAGCCATCCGGAGTCTCTGCTTTCTTGAATCTGCGATCTTTCGGATCCCGGGATAATTGATAAGCCGAATAAACTCCTCCTCGTTTTTTCCGAACCAGAACTCGAACTCCTCGAGGGGCGAGAAGACCGAGCAGCCCTTCGGTGAGATCTGGCCGTGGGTCGAATGCTCATTCAGGAGCTTCTGGAATCCGAAGAGCGCCCGGTGATTCCATTTCGGCCCGATATAGCCCTTCTGCGAGCTGAGCTCGTTTATAGGCTCATACCTCATCGGAAAGACAGAGACTTCGATCCCCCGTTTTTCTCTGAGGAGGGTTGCCTGCTTTATTCGATAATAAAATTCAGCGGGAGAATCTTTGAAGTTATAAAGCGCATAGTAAGAGAAGGATTTTTTTTCGCGGTCGTAGAAGAGGATCCTTTCGGTCTCGTCGAGGACGTCCTGGGGCCACGCCGGCCGGTCGATGAATTCCGGCTCGAGCTTCGAGACCATACAGAAGCCGCACTTCCGGACGCAGCCGCGGCTTGTGTGAGTTATCGAGTAGTCCGGCCTCTCTGGAAGGATCGAATAATCCGGCCGGATCTTCTCGGCCTCCGGAATGAGCCCCTTGTGGACCTCGATCCCCAGACGCTCGAAATAGTCCGGGAAAAGGGTTGCTGCTATGCCACCGACGAGGATCCGCCTTTTTCGCGGCCGGAGATTATAGATGATCTTCGCGACGGTCGGCATATCATAGGTGAAGACCGTCGTGATCCAGAACTCGTCGAACTCGTCCGGAGGGATCCGGCTCAAGAATAGCTCGACCTCGTCTCCGAGCGAGCGGCGCCAGGCCCCAATCTTGAGGAGCGAGATCGGATAGGGCACGACGGCATTGTGGAAGATGTTCTTCTGAGTCGCGATGTCAATCAGAGCAATCCGCATCTTTTTAAGATCCCATTACCCATCCCGACCGCGTTCTCCCGCTCCCCGTTCGCAAGCCACTTTACGACCTCGCCCTTGAACCTCCGCGGTATGTTTATCGTTAGGTTCACGGAGTCAAGATCCTGGCCCTCGGAGAGCTCTTCATTGAGGTCGGCGTTCTCATCCCCGCCCGGCCCGAGACCCTCGCAGATTTTTTTCAGACTGACCGCGCTCCTAAGATCAACCTTGAACTCCTCGAGGTCGATCTCCTCGAGGTAAGGCTGGACGAGCTCCGCGAGCTTCTCCTCCTCGTAGTAGCCGGCCCGGTCGTTATCGGAAAGCGAGATCTCGATCTTCTCCCTCTCCGTCTTCGCCTCGACGACCGAGACGTCGACCTCCTTGAATCCGAGCTCCTGGAGCGCCCGGATCCTCATGTTCCCACCGAGGACGACGTACTTCCCGTTCTCCCGGCAGGCGACGAGCGGCTTGTAGACGCCGAGCCTCCGGATCTGCCGCTTGAGCCGCTCGAAATCGACCTTCAGGATCCCGCGCGGGTTCTTCTCCCAGAGGACGATCTGGGCGATCGGGACTCTGATGATCCTCACCCGAGCTCCTCCAGCTTCTTGAAGATCCGCTGATGGTCTTCCCTGTTCTCCTGCATGAACTTCTCGATGGACTTGTCCCGGTTCTTCTCGTTCGTCTCGACGACGATCAAGCGCTTCTCGTGATCCACGCACTGCTTGTCATTCTTGCCGTTGGGCGCTTTTCTTTCGTTCCTGCTTTTCAGGATGACGAGCCAGGTCGCCATGTTGGAAACGGCCGCCATCCCCACCGCGGCCCAGGTGACAGGTTCCGACATCACTTCCTCTCGCACTCCTGGAGCTTGATCTCCAGCAGCCGGGCCTTGCCCAGGGATTCGAAATACAGGACGAGGAGCGAGTCGAAGTCCCGCTCTTGGATGATCCGCTTGATGTTCGTGTCCACCTCCACGTAGACAACCGCGGGCTTCTTAAAGCACGCCGCTGAAATTGCAATAAAAAACACCACACACAAAATCAACACTCGGCTTTTCATGGATTCATCTCCATTAAGAGCAGAGTGAATCTATAATCTGCGCTTAGGCTGCCCTTGGATTCGTTGCAATGAGCACACAAAATCTGAAGATTATCTCTTTCGGTTTTCCCCCCGCGAGAAAGAGGGATTATGTGATCGAAGTGGAAGGCGAGTGGTGCTTTCCTTTTGCATTTTTCGCATACTATTTCGCCGCCATACTTTCGGATGTTGGCAAAGAGAACATCACGGAAAATGCCGGTAATCGAAAGAGCGCCGATTTGGCGGGATCGTGCGCGATTCGCGCAGTTCCTGAGTTTTCCAAGCGGGGTTTTGAAATAAGCACTTTGCTTTTGATTGTAATGCGCCCTGTTTTTCTCCCTCCATGATCTCTGCTGATTTTTGATTTTGACCTGATTTTTGTTCCGATATTCTACGTGGTAATCGCGTAATTGATCCTGCTTTTCCTCTCGATATTTCTTTCTTTGCGCACTTAATTTCTCTCGGTTAGCTGCTCTATATGCCTTCATTCTTTTGGCAATGCGCTCTTTATTAATGCGCCGATATTCCGGCCAATAATTCTTCTGGTATGCTTGCTTATCGAATGCCATTATAATAGCCCGCTATATTTCGTTATTAGTCTCGCAAGAGCGTCAGCGTCGTTTTTTTCCAGAGCCGCGAGAAACGCCTGTTTGTCATCCTTCCATTCCTTCTCGAATTTCTCGACGTCGTCCTTGTGCAGGGCCTTGAACGCCTCGTAAAGCATGTTCAGGGCGACGGTGATCGCGGGATCCATCAGTCCTCCACCTTGAACGGGTCGGCGATGAGATATCTGTCGCCGCGGTAGGATAGGGGCCTCATCTTCACGAAGGCGTTCTGACGGATCGCGTCCTCGATCGTCTTGGTCTTCGACCCGCCCCCCGAGGCCCCGATGGTGTGGAAGTCGTCGATCATCATCTCGACGTGGACGACCTTGTCCCCCGAGTACCAGAAGACGAGGCAGCCCGCGTATCCGCGCTCGACAGCGCCGGCCTCGAACCTCTCGTAGAGCTGGGACGCCCGCAGGCGCGTCCTGTGAGGCAAGAGTCCAACCGCCTGCAGGGTTTCGCTGATGAGTCCGGAACAGTCGAAGCCGGCCAGAGGATCATCGCCGCCGACCGGGCTTCCGTCAGGCCCTTTGGTATCCCCCCAGACGTAGGGCAGGCCTATAAAACGCTCGAGATAGTCCACCGCCTTGGTGCGGAGTAAGGCGGATTTCAGGACGTCGCCCATTACGTGGATATTGTAAGGGATGCTTTTTTGGCGGGGTTAACCTTTAAAGGGTAACCCTTTTAAGGGGTAACATGGGGGGAATTTCACTAAACCTGGGGGTAAAAGACGGGCTTAGGGCCTTGACAAAGGATTTTTATTTTGGAAGAAGGATATTGTTTCGAATATTATTTCGCCCGCTCTTCGCCAAAAGCCTTGAACTACTTCACTTGCATATTTTAATCTTATTCTCAGGTCTTCTTCCGTTATCTTAGCCCTACAGCTATCGCAATAAAATAACACCGGTGGTTTGCCCAGCCGAGCTCTTTTTTCCCCGCAGCTGGCGCATTCGAAATAAACCTGCTTGTTCATGGGATCAGATAATTTTGATATCAAACCTCCCGTCCATTTTACGACACCACACCTCTTTTGTAAAATTCTCCGGGATTTCAACCTTGGCAACCATCTCCAGGTCACTCTTTTTGATTTCATCTAAAACGATCCTGATTCTTCTCACTTCTTTTTTTCTCATCACTTCGAGATGAAAAACATGATTATCAAGGAATGTGACTTCATAGTTCCCGGGAGGATATCTAAAAAACCGAGCGGCCGCCCGGATCGCGCGCCTCTGCCGTTTCTTTATCGCCGCTTCCGCCATTCTCTCAGCCTCTCCGGCTCCTCACCGCCTTCGCCATTTACGCCTGCCGGCTCCCTTGCCCTTCTGTGATGGGTCGGGATCCCTTCTCGTCTTCAGGAGCGCGCCCAGGAGCTCCACGGCCGTCGCGAAGTCACCCGGATAATACCGCTGCCGCGAAAAGAAATCCGCCGCCTCGATGATCTTGACGATGAGGACCTGGTTGAACAGCGCGCCCAGGGACTCGCTCATTTTTTGTTTGAGCCGGCGGAGGAACTCCTCCCGATCCAGGGCCCCGATGAAGATATCATCGCGGGATTCCTGGGCGACTCCGCGGATCCGCTCGAGAGCCTGCTCATCGGGACCGGGGGCCGGGACATCGGAAAGCCCCTTTAGGAGCTTCCTCCAGGTTAATTCCCTGGGCTTTACTCTTCCCTGCTCGATGTATCCGATGGTGACGCTGGAGACGCCGCTCCGCTTTGCGAGCTCCATCTGGGTCAGGCCGGCCCGGACTCTCAGCTCGCGCAGGCTCTTGGCCGCGAAATCGCTCATGACAACTCCTCTCCTTCCCCTCCTGGCCCGGGGGCCGGACGACCTCTCCTGTAGCGCCCGGCCCCCCTGTGGCGCCTTTGTGTCCCTCTACCGCTTTTGGTACAAGTGATAGAGTCCCGTCGCTTCTCCGAAAACGACAACCGAGTAGAGCAGGAACTCTACTAATACCAGCGGCGGTTGAATGAACAGAAAATAGACCGCGACGACTCCGATCCCGACGATCCCGGTGATCATCAGGACCAGGAAGCCTTCCGCCTTCAGGGCCTTCTTCAGGACCTGGGTGATCAGAGTCACGATGCCTCCGCCCAGAATGACCAGAATCGCCTCGACCGTAGTGGGATCGACGGTCGGCGCCTCCACCGTCTGCGCAGCCATCGGCAGCGTCAGGGTCAGCACAACCGCCAGGAAAAATAAAAAGCGCTTCATCGCGCACCTCCTTCGTTTTTGATTTCGCTCTCCTTGATGCAGACCTCGCCGAAAGTCTTACGGGCCTCCGGCTGGTCGAATATGTAGAGCTCGGCCCTTTCGTCCTCCGAGCAGTCGGCCGGCAGGACCCGCGAGCCGTTGAGATAGGCAATGAGGGAGTCGTTCTCGATGATCCCGGACCTCTCCAGGACGTCGCAGATCGACTGCAGGAGATTGACCAGGTCCGCGCTTCTCCCCGGCCGGCGATAGATCAGGGCCATGAGGTTCACCGGGTAGTCGATCATCTCGATATCCTCTCTGATCTTCTGGCCTTTGAGCTCGAGGATCGCCCTGTCCTCCCAGGCCGAGTACTTGGGATTCGGGAGCAGCTTCGTTCTACCGGATCCTTTCAGCCGGATGATCTTCTGGGAAGTCTTCTTGCTCGGCGTGCGGCCGGTTATCTCGAAGTAGATCATCTCAGTCTCCGTCGCTCACCTTCGTGCTCGTGAGCTCCTGGAAGCCCTGGATGACCGGCTCGTTCGTCCTCGCCCAGGAGTCCTCGTCGCGGCTCACGCCGTCGATGATGTCCACGACGACGATGAAGGCGGTCATGGCCAGGATCCCGAGCAGAAGAAACACGACCAGGATGGCCCGGAAGATTAATCTCAACTTATCAATCATGGTTGTGCCTCCTTTGCATCTCTTCGATCCGGCGGTCCGCCCTCCCCGCCACCGCGCAGAGCGCCAGGGCGATGATGACGACGGTGATTACTCATTCAACTCCTTGCATTTTCTCCCCGCGTAGGCCAAAATATCTTGCCACGGGAAGGGATCATATTTTTGTAATCCCGGAATTCCCTCAAATCTGAAACCGTAGTAGCAAACCCCGACATAGCCGCAAGAGAAGGCGAGGTCCATCAGGTCTGTGACTTGCTGGAGGGAGAGACTTGCCTCGTGTGCGAAGTACTCATTAAAGACGACTGGCTTGCCGTGCTCCACGTCGTCCAGGAATGAGCCTTGCTTCCATTGCCGATGGTGAGTAATAATATCGACGAGATCACCGCCCTTATTCAAAAATTCACTGGATTGTTCTTTCCCCTCTATATTCCACCACGCCCCGCCGCTTACAATACAGCCGTCGTAAAGTAGGTCAGCTAGTGCAACAGCCCGTTCCACGCTCTCGGGAGCACCGGAAAATTCATTGTTTATATCGAAAAAGACG